ATATTTGCAGATACTTCCTTGACGATATCACCGAGGATCGAAAGATCAAGGACTTTATGTTTGATACCTAGATGAACACATGTCTTGATTGCCATATCAATCTCACGTTTCTGCTTTTGACCATAATCGTAAGTCAAAGCAAAGACATGATCTCGACCATACTTTTCGACAAGCAAGTAAGTCATAATAGTCGAGTCAAGTCCTCCTGAAAGGACTGACACAACATTCTTATTTGTCTCTGGTAGGGTCTGGAGTGCTTCTGTCAAATTCATCAAGGACCTCATAATTAATTTGTTGTTGTAGATACCAAAGTGCTTTTCTCAAATCTTCAATACGTTTATTGCGATCTTTCTTGCCAGCACGAGAGATATATTTCACTGTGTTGCCTAGACAGAAACCGAGATCCCATGCCTTGATGACTTTGATTGCTTCATAAGGATTGTCTGCACCGCCATAATGATCTGGATGGTCGACTGCAGTGTTTCTTAGCACAGGATCAATTTTTAATTCTGGCGAATTTGCTTTCAATCCTTGTATGTTTTTCCAATCACTTAAATCATATTTTACTGTATATACACTATCGTATAGTAGATGATTATCGAGATTCTTTGTATTCATATTACTGCCTCAATGTTTTACTGTTGAGTATAGTATCATCATACAAGTAATGAGCAAATTTGTCAACCGTTCCTTGATGACTTGCACGAACAGGATTGATATCAATACCTCCTCGACGAGTGTAAAGACATGCAACCAATAGTTCCTTTGGTTCTAATAGATCCCATAGACGCTTGTAGATACATTCAGTGATTTCTTCATGGAAGTGATTTTCCTTACGCATAGACACGATATACTGCAACAAGGATTCAGGTGTCACTGTCTTTGTTGAGTTGATAACAATATAGACATCACCCCAGTCAGGTTGATTTGTTACACGGCAGTTAGATCGAAGGACGCTTGAGTGCCAGAAGAAAAACTGATCAGTATAATCTGTTCCTTTTGTCTGAAGGATTGCAGGATCTTCTTTGCTGTGCTCGAATGACATAGTAGGAAGATCGGAATAAAGATATTCTTCAAGTGTTTCAAACTTCACAACACCAAAAGGTTTCTGTTTTCTTGAGTTGTTATCATGGAATGTCACTTGAACACCGTCACCAAGCACTTCAGTAAGATCTTTAATAGTTTGATCTTCAACAAAATCAATAACATCATCTACTGTAGCACCTGAATGATACATGTTGAATGAGTTGAGATATAACTTGAGTGACTTTGATTCTACTATCTTGAAACTATCGCAAGGATAGACAATACGCAGAACGCCACTAACAGGAAATCCGTTATTGGTAAGTGTAGAAAACTCGTAGCAATTCCATACATCATAACCAAGAAAAGGAAGATCATCGGCATAAAGATCATACTGGTCACGATTAAGATAACGTGGAATGCCAACCAACAAAGTAGGATCAATATAATCAGGTGTGACATAAGGTTTGACAACTGTTCCGTCTCCTGCTTTTCCTAGATGCACTGAGGCAATATTTTCAATCTCATTAGTCATGTTGTTCAAACTCCGATAAATCTGCTTTCTTAATATCTCGAATAATATTTTTTGTCTTGACATTTTTTCCGTGATCTGTCATCCATTTATCCATTCCTGCTTGGTCTCTAACACCAAGCAAATCATTGATAGGTCTTTTCTTTGCGTAGATATTCATATTAAGTTCATCAATTGTTTGATGCTTATCAAGCATAACCTTGTCAAGATTTGTGATGAAGTTATGAATTTGAAAATATGTATGTGCTGCATTACACAATAGTGATGGGATAATAATGTCTGGATCACCAGTTTCAATTACACGATTCTTAATAGTTGAATACTTCCAATCGCCAGCTTCATCAACAAAGATGTTGTTAATAAATTTATCTTCTGTTACATATTGTGAGAATGTATCACTGAATAGATTATACACGCTTCTAAAATGTCTGTCAACTTCTATTGTTTTTGTTGAACCAATAGAAGTACATGTGCCGTTGACTTTAAGTAATCCGTATTGGAAAGTCGATGTATGTGAACTTGAGTCATAAGATATTCTTTCAAATTCATTCAAGTAACCTGACTTGAGCAAATATAGAATAGGTTTCATACGATAGATTGAACCAACACCTAGAACATGTAAATGCTTCTTGATGTTTGGATGGCAAATCTCAGATATCTTCTTTGCAGCAGTAAGCATCTTGATTGATTCTAATTCACCATTGCCCATGCAAGTATCAGCAATCGCCAACCCGCCAATATTGTCATAGTCAACATCATTAAGACGAGTTGTAATATTCTTAAAATACTCAATCATATCATCAATATCATTTCCTTGAACAATGATTATGACTTTTGTCTTTGCACCTACTTGTTTAAAGAATGATGCCTGTGACCTGATATTATCGCCAGTTTCAAATGCTGCTTGTTGATGATTTATAGAATGAAAAACTTTGTTTCCTACATTAGAACGCTCATTCCTTGTTCTCTTTAATGACACAGAAGACAAAGGAATTTCATCAAAGCACATTGCATAGTCAGCATATGTCTGAGTAGCATAGATTTGATTCTTGATATCGTTAGTTTTCTTCTTGCCAGCAGTAACGATCTGCAATCCTCCAGAGTCAGCGTATACAGATGCTGATCCTAAATTCTCAAGACGCTTGAACTCATCAACATGATTCTTTTCTGTGTAGGCATTGAACAATGTTGAGACAAGCGGTTTTGTATTGTAGCATGTTTCCGCAATACGCTTATTAAGCGACTCCATCAAAGATAAAGTCGCTTTCTTATATTCAGGATACCAGAATGCTTCATGGTCAGGTGTGAATACACCCATCATACCAACAGCAGATATTACATAGTCAAGTTGTTTCTTTTCCATCAATCACACTTATATTTCTGCAATTTTACATTTGAAAGGAATTCTGATCTAACAGAATGATCGACCAAGAAGTCACCAAGCAATACAGTTGTCTGTGTCAATGAATTCGAAGCGCCAATGCCACGATTCTCACAACAACCATGCCTTGCTTCTATATATACTGCAACATGAGGAGACTCAGTTGCTTTGCTAATTGCTTTTGCAATACGACCACACAGTTGCTCTTGCAATGTGCCACGGCGTGCTTCGTGCTGTGCAATACGAATATACTTAGACAATCCAATAACACGACTCTCAGGAATGACTGCGATGTATGCAGTGCCTGTGACTGTTTGATGGTGATGAGAACACATTGACTTTAACTCAGCACGAACTACTATCATACCTTTGTAAGGATCAACACAACCACTCGCTTCATCATTTGGGAAGGATGCTATATTAGGTGCAGGAAAATATCTGCCATGCATCAACTCATTAATATACATTTTAGCAAGACGTCTTGCTGTTCCTTGTGAGTTAGGATCATCATCAACATCAATGACTAATGTTCTTAAGACATCTTCAAACTTGATTGCTACTTCATGGATGAGGAAATCTCTTTCCTCATCATTGATATAGTCACTAATATTATCGTCCGCATGAAAGCGAACATTATTATCTTTCAATCGCTTAATAATAGTATCTGAAACATACATTCTAGGTTCCCCATGCATTTTTCCACAGCTGAACCTGCAGTCGTGGAGTATAACGCCATCCATTCTTCATTGCTAGTTCTGCAACCCATTTCTCATTACTATCATAATGCATAGTAGTTCCGCCAGCAGGCATTAAATAAACAGGTATAGATTCAATATCGCATACTTTACTATAAGTGTCAACCGCTTTAACAATATCTTCGTAATCTTCTTGATTAGATACTACCCACTTGAAGTATACTAAAGATGAATACTCAAAGTATTCCTGAATGATTTCTGGTTTAATTGCATCTTCCCATGCTTCGCCTGATGATGGAAGTTTAGATGAAACACTGAATGTAATATCTAACCATGGGAAGTAGTCATTAGAAACAAACCAATCCTTGAGTTCTTGACGCAGTGGTTGTGTTCCATTTGTTTCAAATGTAATATGAGTAAGATTCATATCACGCTTACCAATCTCATTGAACAACTCGACATATGCTTTCTGCCAACCAAGCAACGGTTCGCCACCTGTCAGGATTAGATGCTTGTCATTACCAAACTTGCCGTCAGGAAGCAACTCCTGCATACGATCTACAATGGCAGATACTTCAAGCATTGGTGACAGATGTTTAAATCTGGCATCCCAAGATGCATAAGAATCACAACCAGTATGAACAAGAGGAAGATCATCATACTTGCTATAAAGATTTGGGTCCACAGCAAGTCGTTCTTCAGATAGTTGCCCACGAGGCATACTAAACCCGCCACACTGAAAGTTACAACCAAATACTCGTAAGAAGATGCTAGGTGTTCCAAGGTATTGTCCTTCTCCTTGTAAACTGTAGAATAACTCTGCGACTTTAATTTTGCCCATGTTCTTTTTCTCTTCTAATCCACGATTTAATGCTTCGACTAATCTCATTCAGACAGGTCCTCATTCCATTCACGATGACCTTCACGGAATGCCATGTTTGCTTGTGTCTCACGGACCTCAACACGATAACACCAAAGGCGTTTCGCTTCACCAGGTCCCCACATGTCAGGAATATAAACACTGTTGATATACTTATATAGCATATCTGCTAAACTTTCGCAACCAAGTTTAGGCAACAAAGTAATCTTTGCTAACTTCTTTACACCCAATTCCAATAGTGTTTCAATCTGCGGATCATCTGCTGCAACAAGTAATGTGTGGTCGAATTGACCTTCAAGGATCTTCTTTAGTTCCTTCAACCCACCATAATCTGCTGCCCAGTTACGAACATCAAGATCATCTGTTCCAAAATAGAACTTCATAGAGAAAGAATATCCGTGGATCATATTGCAATGGGAATCTGCTCGCCATTGACGATAGGCACAAGGAAAAGCATCAATATATTCTTTTGTGCTTGTGTATTTGTAGATTCTTGATTGCATTACTTCTTTCCTCTTGGTTCAATTTGCTCGACCAACATCGTAAGGACTGTGACAATTTCTTCTGCGTCCTTATCACCCATGGTGACCATATGATTGTAGCAATTTAATTCTGATTGAATGACTGCAGAAATACGCTTACGTTCTTTTTCTGCAGTGTTATTATCTTGACGTTGCTCAACACGTGCCATCATCTTGATGAATCTACGTCCATAATAAAGAATGGCACCCAATAGGATACCATTCATAATTAACAACCACATATCCATTACTGTAACGAACTTCATGTTATACCTTTCAGTTTATATCAATACTTTATATTACAGGTATTTAGTAAATTTGTCAACTGCTTTAGAATTTTTTTCCACCATTTTCCATACGATTTTCTAATTGATGATCAGCTCTAGCTGCATTGTATTCATGCTTTTCTGCAATAGCGCCAGCGACATCCAAGTTATAAAGACCTGCAATGTCCAAGATACGAATGATACAATCTGCAAGTTCTACTTCAATCATCTTACGATTCTTTAGATGATCATCCATAAGATCCTTACGAGCACCTTCAAGTGCTTCAGACAATTCAGAATGACACAATGCAATCAAAGTTCCTACTTCACGTTCTTTGTTGTGCCATCCCATGTCTTTCGCTTGACCATGCAACTTGTTCTGAACGTTCTGTAATGCAAGAACATCATTCAAAGTAATAGTATACCTACCCATTTGTCTTTTCCTCTTCCTGATCTATTGCATCTACTAACATCTTATTGATGTATGCATTGATCTTAACTTCAAGTTCAGGAGTGATTTCTGATTGTTCAACCTGCGTTCTATTAGTTCCATCAACCTTATAGACATCAATAAGAACAGACATTGCACCATCTTCATGTTCTTCAATAATATCACCAAAGGGTGGGAACGTGATTAAGTAGTTATCAATCATAAATCCTGGACGTTTATCTTCGACCGTCTCATCCATTGTAGTATCCTTTCATTGCTTTTTCTCTGTGGTATCTGTTTGCTCGATTAAAGAACATGAATCCGTCCAAATGATCCATCTCATGTTGGATTGTCTTTGCACTCAACCCGTGGAATGTCTTTGTGTCAGTCAATCCTGAAGGTGTCTGAAACCTAACACGAACCTGACCAGATCGTTTTACTTTTACATCAACGCCAGGAACAGACATACATGCTTCAGACAATGTGACCATCTTATCTGCATCAACAGAAACAATCTTCGGATTGAACATCACAAAAGATTCTGCACCTATGATACAAAAGACACGATACGGATGTCCAATTTGATTTGCAGACAACCCAATGCCTTTATGCTCATGGCATGTATCAATTAGTGTCTGTGATAATTCATAAGGTTCGATAGGTGGGTTGTTAAAATCAAATTTCTGACAAGGAGTCGTCAAAATAGGATCTGGGTATTTCACGATATTCATAGCTTATAATCCTTTTCTCTGACTTGTTGTAACTTATCAGAACTATTAAAAAGTTCCATAGGAACAATCCATTTATACCATTCACTAATACAATCTGCACTGTTCTTGACCAATAGCATCAACAAAGGTTGAAATGTTTCCATATCTACAGTACGCTTGTAAACGTAAATGTCTTTTGGATCAACATCAATAAAAGCATTTTTTACTTCTTCTGATGATCTACAGTAATGAAATATTGCTTCATCAACATAAGATGTTGCAATTGGTCGCTCAATTTTTTTCATTTTACGAGACCTTGTTTTACCATTTCAATTACTTCTTTTGCTCTTTCACGCCATTGTTGTTTCTGATCTTCTGTATAATGATCAACCCAGTTGCCACCACTAAAAAGATTTACAACAGCAATTTTTATTGCAACTTGTTCAATTAGTTCATTCATTGTGATACCCTCGAGAAGTTCTTGTGTTTTTCAAATTTGATTACATTAGCAAACTTGTCATGCATTTGATCAACCTTATGACTTATTATATAAGTATTAGTATCTAATGTCAAGTTATTTAATATCTTCAGGAATTCGTCTGTTCCATTACCATCAAGTGAACCATCAAGCACCTCATCCATAATAAGGATGTTGCAACTAGCACTATTGCGAAGTTTAGCAACAGCACGCCAAGTAAACAGAATCGCAAGATTGATACGCATCTTCTCACC